AGACAACAACAACAAGAACAGGCTACGGCTGAGTTTGAAGATCCACGTGACAAAGAAGGTGGAGGTGGTATAAGAGGTATTTCTAAGGAAATCAGATCTGCCATTGGTGGTGGATTGCAAGATACCGCATCCTCTTTAGTTACCTTACCTGAAAGAGCCATTGATATGTTCAGTGGTGAAATGGCAGAAGAACAGCAAACAGAAGAAGGTTATGGAGCAGAATGGGATGACTGGTTTGTAGATGATGCTAACCCTATCGAAACCAAAACATGGTGGGGTGGTGCATTAAGAAGCTTAGTCCATTTTGGTTCTATGGTTCCAGCTAGTATTGTGGCTTTAAAAGCTGCGGGATTAGGTGGTATTGCTGCTGCTACTGGAGCTGGTGGAACATTATTGAGAGGTGCTGCTATTGGTGCAACCTCTGATTTGATGTCCAAATACAGCCAAGAAGATAACGGTCTAGGTATTTTAAGAGATCGTTTTAATTTTATTGACACACCACTATCTACTAAAGAAGACGATCACCCTGCCATGAAAACATTGAAAAATGTTGTAGAAGGTATGGGTATTGGAGCTATCTTTGATGGTGTAAGTATTGTGTTAGGTAAAGGTTTAAGAAAAACTCGTGTTAAACCAAATAAACCACTACAAAATTTACCAACTTCAAAATTACAAAAAGAATTTAAACAGGAATTAAGTAAGATAACTGACCCTGATGAAATGGTTGAAGTTAGACAAGTAGAACAATTAAATAAGGATTCAATGGTTGCTTGGAGTATTTATCAAAATCAAAGGGGAGTAATGTCCTTTGATTGGGAAATAGATGGCAAGCTTGGATCTAATGTTGGAAAACTTGAAAAACAATTTGCAAACTATTTAAAGAATGATGTACCTAATGGAACAGTTATTAAGGTAAATGCATCAAATGACACTTTGTGGGGTGCTAGTAAGGCACAACTAAGACGAGGTGGAAATATACGTGAGAGGTTATATAAAAAATATGGCTTTGGGTCAAGCGGTATTATGAAGGAAGATGGTGTTGAAATGTTTGCTGTTAAGACACCTGAAGGATTAGTGCCAGCTAGTAGTCTAAAAGAAGCAGAAGAAATTCAACAAAGACTTTTACAAGGTACTGATTTTATTGAAGACGGATCAGAAGCTGCATATCAAAAAGCAGTTGCTAGAGAACAAAACGTAAATGCACAAATAGGAGAAAAAGCTGCATTACAAGCACAATCTATGAGAGGACAATATGGTGGTTATAAAAACAAACCTATTTCTGATCCTTGGCAAGCATCTCCTAACTCTACTGGTAAACCAGCTGATGTCTTTTTTCAAAAACAAAAGGTAGATACAGACTGGGGTTCTCAACATGGTTCTACTGACAGTCCATTCACACAACGTCAGATAGAAAATCTTTCTGAAAGTGCAGATATTTCTGAAAAAGAAATGGTTGATCTTCTGAAACCATTTATGTCAGATGCAAGAATCAAAGCAGAGATTGCTGGATTAAAAAACGGTAAGACATTAGCAGATAAATTTTATGACTCTATAAGAAGAGCACATGAAGTAATGCATGGTAGAGAGCGTTTAGAAGATATAAATCCAGAAATGTTTGCTGCATTTGATGCCAGAATGGATACTATACAAGGTCAAAAAGTTTGGACATCAACTGACATTCTCGCAGCGGATTTTGTTATTGGTGCATTAATGAGAAAAGCTAGAGATCATGGTATTGCTGGAAGAGAACTATTTGAAATTGCAGATTTAGCAGATGTAGATGGTCCTACTAAAGCTTTATATGACACTCTCGTTGCTGGAATAATTCAAAGAAAAAGATCTTCTTATATGGCTGGATTAAATCTTAAAAACTTTGATGTAAGAAATCCAGAAATTAAAGCACAAATGAGAGAAGCTGTTGAAGATGAAATTGTAAAAACTAAAACTGCATATCAAGTAGCTTTTAAATATGCTGGCGATAATCCAGATGATTCTTTATTCAAAGCGTATTATGAAACAGTCTCAATGAGTAATGATATTCATAACTTTGATGACTTTGATGCATGGATTAAAAGAAAGCTAAAAGGTGGTGAACTAGACGGTAAAACTAGAACTGGTGTTCTTATAAAAGAACTTCAAGGTGTAATGGTTAACAGTGTTCTTAGTGGACCTAAAACAGCTGCTAGAGCAATTATGGGTACTGGTTCAGCTACGTTCCTTAGACCTTTCTCCCAAATCATAGGCGCAACTATGAGAGGAGATAAGGCTACACAAAGAGCTTCATTGGCTGCTATGAGTGGCATGATTGAATCTATACCTGAAGCTTGGAAGGTGTTTTCTACTAAATTAAATGCTTACTGGTCAGGAGATATTTCTACTATAAAAACTAGATTTCAACAGCGAGCACGTGGTGATGAACAATGGGCTATGCTTGGAGACTGGATAGAAAATAGTGGTAGAGCAGATGCTGGAGATCAAGGTGCATATTATTTAGCAAACATGGCTAGATCTTTAAATGATAATAAGTTTCTTACTTATTCCACAAAGATCATGGCTGCGACTGATGACACTTTTGGATATATATTGGCTAGATCTAGAGCTAAAGAAAAGGCTATGCGCCTTGCTATGGATCAATTTAGCGAAGGAAATATTACTGAGATAACTCCAGACTTATTAAAAAATGCACAAGATAGATTCTATTCACAAATAACAGATGTAGATGGAAACATAACAGAAAAGGCAACTCTTTTTGCTAAACAGGAAGCTACATTAACAACAGATTTAACAGGGTTTTCAGCTGCATTAAATAATGCTTTTGAAGCAATGCCTTGGGCTAAACCTTTCTTTTTGTTTGCAAGAACTGGAGTTAACGGGTTAGCTTTAACTGCTAAACATACTCCTGTATTTAATTTATTTGTTAAAGAATGGAATGACATAGCTTTTGCAAACCCTAATAATTTAAAAGGTCTACAAAAGTATGGAATAGAAACAGTAGAAGATTTAGCTAATGCTAAAGCTTTACAGGCTGGAAGACTTGCTATAGGTTCATCAGTTATCTCAATGGCTGCTATGCATTTTATGAATGGTAATCTTACTGGTAATGGACCAGCTGACAGACAGAAAAGACAGTTTTGGATTAACTCAGGATATAAACCAAGAACAATAACTATAGGTGGAGTACAGGTAAGTTACGATTCATTTGAACCATTCAACCTATTACTTTCTACTGTTGCAGATATTGGTGATTACAACCAATTGATGGGTGAAGAGTGGACAAAAGATCAATATCAGAAATTAGGTTTAGTTGTAGCACAAGCTGTTTCCAGTAAATCTTACTTTTTAGTGGACAACCTGGAAGTTGGGAAAAGATTATTGCTGGATTAGCTAATAACCAAATACCTCTTTCTTCATTAAGAAATGAAATAGGTAAAGTAATTAACCCTGCAATGAAAGAACTTAACAGTGGTATTACTGACGCTATTAGAAATAGAAACTTAATGACTGAAGGTTTAGATCCAGACGGTGGTCTACCTACTAAATACGACATGTTAAATGGTCAACCAATAAGAGACTGGGATTTTCCTACTCGTATGTTTAATATGTTTAGTCCTTTCTATATAAACCTAGATCAGGGTGAAGGTAGAAAACTTTTATTTAATAGTGGTTATGACATGAGTTTGTCTGTATTCTCATCACCTGATGGAATTAGTCTTAAAGATTCTCCACGTCTTAGATCTAAATTTATGAAAGCTATTGGAGATCAAAACCTTGAAGCTAAATTTAATAAACTTGCTAAAAATCCAAAGATTATAAATTCAATAAATCAAATGCAAGCTGATTTACGAGCTGGCAGAAAAGAGATAGATCCTAGAAAAGCATACGTACATACAAAAATTATTCATACATTATTTATGGATGCTAGACGTAAGGCATGGGCTCAAGTACAAAATGATCCTGAAGCTTTACAGCTATATCAAGAAGATAAGCGTATAAATATGCAGAATGTTCAAACTTTGAATTTAACTCAAGATTTTAAAGATCAGGACAAGATTAATAACGCCCAGAATTTATTAC